ATGACGCGGCTGTCGCCGTCCTTGGAGACGCGGAGGCGCTTGGTGGCGAAGAAGACGCCGTCGACCCATTCGGAGATGAGGCTTGCGGCATGCTTGTGGAGTCGGGGCGAGTAACGGTCATAGGCCGCATTCTCCGGGTCTTCGAATCTCTCGACTTTCGCATGGGCGAGCAGGATGACCATCATGCCGCGTTTGTTGCGAAGCTCGTCGAGGAGAGCGATGACCTTGCGCCAGTGGACGAGAGCGTCCACATATCCCTTGCCGTACCCCCCATCGGCTTTCTCGATGGATCGGACGCCGAACTCCTTGCAGATTTCGTCGAAGATCAGGCGTTCAAGCCAGTCGAGAGAGTCGATGACCACGGTGCGGAAGCTGTGTTCCTCATCGCGGAGGGCAGTCAGAGAATCGAGAACATCGCCGACACTCTGCGCAAGCGGGAACTTGCAGCAGTCTATCTCGCCGAGACCATCCTCGGTCTGGATGATGATGGGAGCGGGTGCAGACGCCCCGAAGGTCGACTTCCCGACTCCCTCCTGACCGTAAACCATGATTCTCGGCGGCTTGTTCTCTCGTCCTGACTTAATGCTTTCAAGCATTCCCATTTTCCTTTTCCTTTCATTATGAACTCTTTTCTGAACACTTTTTCTGAAACTATGATGCTGTCTTAGGCGAACTTATTTTTCCATTCTCACTTCTTTCCTTTCTGTGTGAGCTTATCAAGCTCGGTTTTGAGTGTTGCGCAGGCTACTTTCAGCACTTCTGCAGCTTGCTCTTTGGTCAGCAGGACGCCGGGATACTTCTTTTTGAGTTCTGCGATGCAGTCTCGGAATGCCTTGCTGAGGTTCTTTTTCAGTTCGGTCGCCATCGCAATCCGGAGTTCGTCCTCATCTCGGCATTTGCTGATATTCCGTTTCTCCATCGTGATGACATACGCCCTGTTGATGGTGAGGTTGCCGGACCTGATGGCATCCTTGATTTCCTCCGGCGCGTGATCCAGGATCGAGCGAATCTTCTCGACCGTCCCCCGTGAGGTTCCGAGGAGCATGGCTGTTCTTTCGGCGCTTCTTCCCGGAGTGGGGTCGCCCGTTCTGGGACGTCCGGCCTTCCTGCGGCGGTCGAGAAGAGAAAGACATTTCATGAGTTCGGCATCGGTCAGGTTCCGGCGGTTGGCCTGCGAATCAATGGCGTACTCCAGAGCCTTTTCCTCATTGGCGAATTTTTTGAGGACAACCGGGATCTGCGGAAAGCCGAGCTTGATAGCGGCGAGAAGCCGGGTGTGTCCGTCGACCACCGTCAGGTTATGTCCCGACCACACGGCAATCGGATGAGCCCTGTCGAAGCCGTGCTGCTTCATATCCTCGGCGATTTTGCTAAGGATATCTTCGCGGATCGGGAAGAGGTTTTTGAAGGGAGCCGCAGTGCGGAGGCTGTCGGTGTTCACAAGCGTGGAGGTGTAATCCATTTCCTTGAAGATGGATTCGGTCTTATCGATTTCGCGGTTTGCCATAGTCAGTTGTTTCCTCTGAATCTGTTGAGTTCTGCGTCGAGTTTTTCGACAATTTTTTTCCTGAGAGCAGCGAGTTCCTTTGCGGAATACCGGATTTCCGGGTACTGCTTCAACTCGCGGTCGGTTCGCGCGGTCAGGGCGCAGCAGTAGCTGTTTTCCAGGGCAAGCAGACGGTCTGCTTTGGTGTCGACGGGATCGGCCTCATCGGAACATTCTTCCGCGTGTCGCGCGTCCATTGTCGCCTTGTACGCTTTGTTGAGGGATAGCTTTCCGTCCTTGACGGCATCCTTGATCTCGTCCGATGCGTGGTCGTTGACTGTGCGGAGGCGCTCGACTTTCGCGCGGGAGACACCGAGGATGGATGCCGTCTCTTCAGCGCTCTTTCCGAGTTTAGCCTCACGTGAGGCTAAACTCTTTGCCGGACCCGTTTTCTTCCTTTTGTCGAGTTCCGTCAGGCATTTGAGGAGCTCGGCATCGGTCAGATTCCGGCGATTGACCTGCGATTCGATGGCGTATTCCAAGGCTTCGGCCTCGTCCTTGAATTTCTTAAGGATCACAGGGATTCTGGCGAAAAGAAGCTTCTGTGCGGCAGTCAGGCGGGTGTGTCCGTCTATGACCGTCAGATCATGTCCTTCCCACAGGATGATCGGGTGTCCGTTGTCATACCCCTTGGCTTTCATGCTGGCCATAACGTGCTCCAGGTCGGTCTGCTTGACGGGGAACAAATCCTTGAATGGAGAGGCTGTTTTGATTTCGAGCGGATTTGCCATCGTGGCGGTGTCTTGCGTGACGAAAAGGAAATCGTCGAATCTCTCAGTGGTGTTGTCCATCAGAGCACCTCAGGCATCGGTTCGGTTGCGTTCCAGCGGATGACGCTCAGGTCGTTGCCGCGGACATAGGCGTTCCAGACGCGAATGTAGGCGGCAAGGGTTTCCTGGACGGAAAGAGACCGGACGCCAAGACGGTTTTCAAACAGTCTGTTGCGAAGAGTCATGATCGGGTGTTTCATTCCGATATCGGAGCCGGTCTTGAGCGTATCGAAGAAGGCTTTCAGCTTGTAGCGGTAGGCGGTGTTTCTGCCGATGACGCAGTAGGCGAGCGCCATGTGGGACTTCACGAAGTGGTGTCCGCCGTGTTCGGCAACGTCGGCGGCCAGTTCGATCATGTCCTTGCGTTCGTTGTAGAACTCGCGGAGGTCGTTGTTGCTGACATCCCTCTGACAGGTTTTGGGGGCGAGGTTGCTGTCAACGAAATCGTGGAGCCAGAGGAGCTTCGTCAGGGTCGCGGCGGTGACGGAATGCGCCGAACGTTCGATCTGCATGATGTTGCTCGCCGTGCGGGTCTTGCCGATGTCGAACGTGACGATGCTGTCTTTGTCCGCATTGTAGACGATGAGGAGCGGAATCGAAACCTTGGCTTCGATGACGGCCCAGAGTCTGTGCTGACCGTCAAGCAGAGTTCCGTCATCGGAGAAGACGATGGTCGTGCCGTTCATCTGCCAGCGTCCGCATCTCATGTCCTGAGCATACTGGTCGACGCGCTTCTGGTCGATGTTACGGTTCATGGTGTTCTTCTCAAGCATTTCGCAGGCCATGTCGGGAGTGACTTCAACGAGCTTGACGATGATTTTGGGGGTAGCGGTTTTGTTCATGATGTTTCTCCTGTGTGTCGTTATGAAATGGAATTAGAGGGTGTCGATAATGCGGATTTCTTCGAAGCCGGTGGGCCAGATGCCGGAGTTGTCGCACTCGCGGTAGCGGTTCAGCGCCGCCTTGTTCGTGTTCTCGGCGAGGTCGAGGACTTCATCCGTGAGCTTCCAGACGCCAGCCGAAAACGGCTCGTTCTTCTCGACCGCGATCATGTAGACCGGGAAGGTCGTGCCGGAAACGGCGCGGAGGACCATGCGATAGAACGCCATCTGGTGGATGTATCCGAAACGGCGGCAGTCGGACTCGAACCAACGAAGACTGTCGCAGGTCTTGAGGTCAACGAGGCCGAATTCCGGGTTGAACCAATCCATTCTGATTTGGCAGGGGACTCCGCAGCAGCAGGCCCGCACAACGCCTTCTGCCTCGCCGTGTGCGAGAAGTTTCAGCGCTTCGGGGTGGATGCTGACAGCCGCCTGGAGCTTCATGATGAAACCGAAGTCCTTCTCGGAAATGACCTCGCGGTCCTGTTCCGCCAGCCAGTCGGCATATGCCTTGGTAGTCTTGCCGAAGGGTTCGCCTGTCCGGGGATTGACGGGGCCGTTGCAGACCACAAAATCGTGTTCGAAAACGTGGCGTCCTTCGAGGATCAGGCTGTGGGCGGCACGACCGAGGGTGAAAGCCGCGGACTCTTTCTGTTCGATCTGCCCGGTTATTTCCTTGTAGTACAGGGCAGGACTTTCGCGGAAGTCGGCCAGAAGGTGGCTCGACATGTATTCACCGTTGCGGCTGCGTTCGTGGTATTCGTTGGCGGGTTCGTGGATGATGAAGTTTGTCATGGTGTTTCTCTGTTGGTTGATGGTTGAAGTGACTTGTTCCTACCAGTATTATTTCAGAAAATCGTCGATGTGGACGGTATAAAACCTGGCTTTTGGGATAACTTTTTTTGGATTTTTTTGTTGTTCCCGGTTTTTTGAGGCGGGGTGGTTATTCCACATTTATTTGTCTTACGCACCCTCCCTTCGTTTCTATCCGGCGGATTCCCGCTTTGACGAATTCAGCCTTGAAGCGCCACATGTATTTTTGCTGAAATCCGGCATGTGACTTGTATCCCAATTCCTTTGCGAGTTGACGCTGGGACACTCCCTCGCAGAGTCGTTTCCAAACGTAGCGATACTCTTCCGGCATGGTTTCCAGGACCTTGTGAACCTTCTCAATGCGTTCGAGCCTGGCATGTCGTTCTTCTGCGGAGTAATCATGGTCATCAAGCAAACGATCAATGACCTTCAGTTTCTCTCCTTCCGGTGAATCCAGGGAAATGTCATCAGACCAGATATGCCCATCGGCAAAGGCCTTTTTCCGAGCTTCATAAATTCGGAGACCGGCAAGACGTCTGATAATGGCCCCGGCGAAAGCATTGAAATCTCCCTTCTTCGGGTCAAAGTTGCTTTCGTGAATCTTTTCGAGAAGCTTCAGTTTCAGATCCTCTTCCTCGTCTTCGCGGCTCCAGGGAGGGAAGAGACCGGACGAGATGAGACGGTTCCCCGCAACGCTGATCATGCGGTTGATTTCGGGGGATGTGTAGATTTCCTCATCGGAGGGAATCCCGATGCGGGCTGGAGCGGCCGCAGCCTTCTTGATTGTGTTTTGCATTGCGCACCTCTTGGGTTCGTTTGGTTTCCTTGCCGGATTATTTCCGGGTGAACACCCAGTGCGGAATTGCAAAAATTTTCGTTCGTTGCAAGGTTTATCCTTGTGCAACTATATAACAGTCAGCGAGATATAAATGAATATTTTTGTTTTTGCGTCTTGCAAATCGGACGTTTGCTGCAATTCTGCAAGAAAGAAGCCGCATTGCTTCTTTTCATGCATTCGTTTCGTGATGTCGATAGACGAAAAACCCCGCAACCAGCAAATCTGCCAGTGCGGGGCAACCCTTGACAGTGACTTACAAACGCGCCGTCTGGCGCCATTGTTAAATCACAAAAACGATTGAGTCCTTAGCGAATGTCGCGGAGCTTTCGGAGCAGTTCAGGGTAATAGTTATGAAGGAAGGAGACGCGCTCTTCCCTTGCTTCAAGGATATTGAACCGATCCTTTTGCGGCGGGATAAGGATATTGAACAGTTCCTTGTATATGACGCCAAAGGGACATTCCTTCGAATCATCCCATTTCTCCTTTACGCGGGAAAGCTGATAGTCTTCAATGGAAACCTTCTTGCAGAAATCCCTGTTGGTATAACCGAAAACGGCTGTCAGGCATTTCGTTTCAGTTTCATTCAGATCATCGCCCTCAATGTTTCTCTTGATCAGATCGACAAGCGCAATCCCATGCTGCCAGA